GAAGTACCGGTTGTCGAAGAAACCACGCCGAGGTCAACGCCGCCGTGAAGTAACTGTACTTCAAGACGCTTGCGCATCGACTTCTGCATGTTTTCAAACATCAATGCCGTTCCATCCATGAAAGCATTGCGGCCTTTGGCTGAACGAGCTGCGGATTCATAATCAAGTTGTTCGCGAAGAACAAGCTGACTAGGAGTTACCGAAGCATCCTTCATTACGCCAGCGGCTGCATCGTTCAAGGAGAAGGCACCAGCACTTGCACCAGCATGTGTGAATCCTTGCGCATACGCGAGAATTACCGGCTGGTGGTAGCTGTTACCGACTTCTTTTTGTTTTTCAATATACGGAATCATTTTTTGAACCTTCACTCCGTTAGGAATGAGATCACGGATTCCGTCTGCATATACTTCCTTAAACAACCCGTTTAAGGTACTTACTGTTTCTGGTGCGTCTGCCATGGCAGTGCCCTCCAAAGTTTAAAAGCGTTTAGGACGCCAAACTTCTCCCTCGCTTTTTTTATTGTTTTAATGATTCTTGCCAAACGCGCCACTCACGTTCGTTCATGGGCTTGGCTTTACTTTTTTTCTCTGAAGGTACCGGTCCAGCACCGGGCCGAGCTACTGAGTTTACGGTAGGGCTAGTTCCAGACTTAACCCGCCTGACCTCAGATTCTAGTATTAACTTCACGACTGGCTCGGAGAGCAATTGCCGGATGGCATCTGCCGGGCTATCGCCTGACAGCACGTCCTGAATTGTTCCTCGCACTGTGTCGTTAAACTCTTCCTTTATTTTAACCAAAGCTTGCTTTGCACTCAAGGGTTCTCCGCGTTTAATTGAACGAATTTGTTCAGCGGCTGCCCTTTGCACTAGGTAGCTGTTCTTAGGGAACTTAAGCTCCTGAAGTGCTTTTGAGTACTCTTCACCGATAGCGCCCTCAACTTGTTGTTGTCTCCACGTCTTGGCTCTATCCTCTTCCATCTTCTTAAGCTTAAGCTTTTCCTTACGTTCTGACTCCAGCTCAGCTTTCAGGTCAGCTTCCCGGCGTTGCTCTTCTGTCATCTGCCTACGCTTAATCTGTTCCTGCACGGCTTCATCAGCCAGCTTGTCTAGATCGTGGCCAAGCATCCGTAAGTATTCCCGCGGGTTATCTTGAGCCATCTGATTGATTTGCTGGATGCGACGCTCGAGAAGTGTGGCTTGCTCCATTCGCTTCTCTGCGGCTGTACCCTTCTGAGCACGCTTGATTATCTCAGCGAGCGGGAGCTTCTCTTCTTTGCCGTCTACTTTGAACTTAGCTATCTTCTTTAGGTCTGCGTCACCAAGCTCTTGAATAGCTTCCGCTACTGCTGCGGCTTGGGTTTCTTGCGTCGCAGGCGTCGCTTGCGTCGCGGTATTAGTATCAACTGCGGTGGCAGCGGTGGCCGTTGTATTTGTTTCCATTAGTCGTCCTTTTGGTTATTGTTGTGGCGACTGTGGTGGGCCTCCGGGTGGTGGTGGTTGATTTGGGGGGCCAGAATTGTTCGGGGGTCCACCAGGTCCAGGCGGTCCCATCGGCATAGGCTGTGGGGCTGGCGGCTCGCCAGTCACGATGCTAAATACCGGATCTAAATTCTTGTACTGCTCGGCATGAGCTTGGATGTGGTCGAGAATAAGCTGCACATACTGTGAGTTCTTTCTGATATCAGGTGTGGCAAGAAGTGCCTTGTGCTCTTGCATATGAAGCACATGGCAGTCGAGAGCCAGCATTGGAACTTGCTGACCAGCCATCATCATCTCGTTTTCCTTGCGGATAAGGGCGAGCTCTGACTCGGGCCCTTCGATTAATGGATCCAAGTTACCGGTGTTCAGTACATTCAGGTATTCCTGCGGTGTCTTTACTAGCCCGTTCTGAAGTAGGCTATTGGCAATGTCCACTCTACCAGCGGTGGTTCTGCTCATCGGATTACCGAGCTCGACCACTACCCTTGATACATTACTTAAATCCTTATTAGTAAAGTTCACCATCTGACCGCGGTTCATCTTGCCGGCCATGGCAACCATGCGTTCTGTCTTTGCGAAGTCCTTTAATAGGTCGAGAATGAAAGTGCCGACATCCTCTAGGAGTTCTGCATAAGATTCTTGAAAACCACTGGCGTACTGAACCGCCATGGATTGTACGAGGGAAACGGCGTTTGCCGACCGAAGGGAAGCCTCTGGATTACCCCTGGCGACAGAGTTGACACCGCTGAGGGTTTCTTGCACACGTTCCAGCATCTCGATATTTTTAAAGACTTCAGCGGGAGTGCTGGTGAGTTGTAGCGGCTTTGGCTCTCCAGCTGTGGGGTTGTACCTGAGTCCGACCAGCCCTTTACTAATTTGGGTGGCCGTGAGGTTAGCGCCTTCAGGAATAAGAACACTCTGGACACCAAAGGAAGACTGGTTTGAAAATACGGTCGAGTAGAGAACATTAAGGGCTTCTTGTATGCCCATAAGGTCGAACGCGTCGGAGTAGCCTTCGGTCGTGCCGAATATCTCTCCAGGCGTAATTCTAAATATAGGAAGCTTTGCATAAGGCATTGCTCCGTCATACATCACCGTCTTTCCGTCACAGAAAAGCATGTACCTGCCATTCGGCAAAGCGTCTGTTCGCTTGTGGTATAGCTCGTAAACTGGGATGTCGTTCGACTCATCAATCGGCATCATGGTCAGATATTGCAAACCATCGAGCTCTGCCTTGGTCGGAATGTTCTCGATTTGGCTAGCCATCTCTGGGTACTTGACCATCAGGTTGTATTTATTTCGGAAGCTTCTGATGATGACCCACTCGGCTGCAGAAAAGTCTTCGAGTGTTTGATCTGTATACACGTCAAAGACGCTGGGGCTGGATACGTTTACATCGCCTTCATAAACCAGGCGTTCCTTGATTTGCCCATCCTCTTCGTAGTTCTCTACCGTGACTGGCTTACCCATGCCGGGTTCCCATGTCACCTTCACAAAAGCTTTTCCGAATACTAGCGCCTGCTCCGCTGCCGTCTTAAGGTACCGGCGTAAGCGCTTTTCTCTGAGGTAGGCGTCGAGGATGTTGTTAGCCAGTTTCGCTTGCTGAAGAGATTCGAGATCAGAGTTAATCGCTCTGACATCGAAAGCGGGACGCTGGTTCGTTGTAAGAACGAGAACGTGCTTGATAAGATTTCGGTAATGGTTGACGGTGATGGCCGAGAGCTCACCCTCTTCACCGAGCCTGAGGATCGAAGAATCCGAGAACGTGTTTTCATTTTTCCAGTGTCTTCCATAATACATGCGGTAGGCTTTGTGCCACTTCCGCTTAAGGCCGTTACGGTTAATGACCGATGACCATTCAGTAATTTTGTTTTGAAGGTTTGCTGCGAGTACTTCCGCATCTTCCGCTGCGAAGTATTTAGTGCTCACCAGAGTGCCTTTTTGAAGGGTGCAAATAATTCTGACATAACCTGCTCGTCCTTCTTTAGCTCCTTATCACGGCTAACTACCATCTGATGAAACTGATCGTACCGTGGTGCGGAGTATGGATTCAAATGTTCGTCGATGTTTCGGTTTAAGTAAACAAGCGCTGCGATGGCATCAAGGTGGCCACGGCCAGCGCTTCGTTGAAAGTCTGTCCTACGCTCGTTCCAAATACCAGTTTTTAATTGGTACCTTAGTGTAGTGCAGCGCTTCTTTATTTTAATTTTACCCTGACTGAACCGGACTCTCAATGCGTTTATGGCCGCAAGCTTTTCATCCTTCCGGGTGGGTAGAACTTGATAGCCGCACATCGTAGCCATGTCATAAATCTGCTGGATGTCGTTGTCGCAGATTCGCTTTGTCGGTGGCCGTGGTCCCCAGAGTGAGCGCTCTTTGAGCTTTGCCTTCTCCGTAATCTCTTGGCTGTTAGCCCCGTTTACGAGTAGTTCATCGTCGATGACGAGCGTTCTATTTAGAAAATCGTAGTAGCTAAAGATGATGGCGGTGTGGTCGTTGTACCCTAGATCCATTCCTACGTAAGTGTCGAATGCTTGCGGGTACTGGGTATCATCCTCTATCTCATGCACATCGGAATTGTACTCAGGAATAACTAAGCGTTCGGGCTCGGTGACGGCTTCGCAAAGGTACTCTCTTCGCCAGGCCGCTGTGTGTGCGCCACCACACTGGGACTTGATTTCTTCAATTCTGTCTTGGCTGAGAGCTTCGTTGTCATATATGGTCTTCTGGATGAATCGGTTCTCGATTAGGGCCCTGTGCTTCATTGCGTAGTACAGGTGCCCTAAGTCGGGTGGCGGTGTACTCACCGTAATCAGTGGCCCACCAGTGGTTAGAAGCATCGGCCTTAGCACCTGCTCGAGAACATAGTTTGGATCACGCCAGCTGCCAAACTCATCTGCAACAATTATGTCGGTGTGCTTTCCCCGGCTTGATTCTCCTTTGTCTTCATTAACTCCACGTATGTACAGTCGAGAACCATTGGGCCCTTCGTAATAAGAATCTGTAGTACGCCATTTGAAACGATACTTAGATGGACAGTCTCGTTGCATGTTATCCATCTCGGGCTGGATGATGTCTCTTGCTTGGTTTTTGTTTGGCTCAAACCAGAAGGCGCTCTTGACGTTTCCGTTTCGCTTGAAGGTTCTAAGCTCCTCGAGGACGAGGGACAGTACGGTAGTAGTCTTGCCCCACTGACGGCTCGCTTCGATAAACGGCTCATTAATTTTCTTAGCAAACTCATAAACCTCCAACTGACTAGGGCGCAGGTACCAGGCGGCTACAAGCCCCATTTGCCAGCAACGTGCGCGTAAGTTATCCATCTTTTTTTGGAATAGTAATTACTTCCTTTTCCTTTTCACCGCGGGCGAGTTTCACAAGCTCGAGAAGCTGATTACCAGTGAGGCTAGCGTGACTGCCGCCACTGGCTACCTCGTCATCTTCCTTCACATCCTTCCACGAGAACTGGTTCTTCATTCTGAAAATCCAAACGATGGGGCTGTAACTTCTGGGGTTTAAGAACGCTTGCTTTCCTTGCTGCTCCCAGAAGAGGAGTGCCTTTACGTAGCCGAGGTCTTTACTCTGCGCAAACTCTGGGTACTTAGTAACCCATTCGTAGAGCGTTCTCTTACCAGCGTTCACCACCGCGCCGAAGGATTCAAACGTATATCCCTGCGCCATGTGCTCAACCAATAGGTGGCAGTACCTCTTTTCGTAAGTGAGGTTATACGCCTTGTAGCTTGTGACGTTAGAGGGACGGAACACCTCAGGGAGAGTGGCTGATTGCTCAGCTTTGTTCTGCTTACTCGCTCTGAACTTTCTCATAGCCCTTGCACGGGCCATGCGTTCTTGAGCAGCTATAAGCTTTAGCTCAGCTTCCTTATCCCCAGCGCCATCGTCACATTGTCCATCTGTATCTTTATCTGACGTACTTCCTCCTTGACCTTGTCGTGGTTAGACTTACGTTCTCGGTCCACCCAAATACAGAACGAGGCGACTGCCATGCTGATTGCAAATGCTGAAGCAAATTCCCAGCCGGGTCGGTGAACTAGGCCAGTGAAGCTTGCGATGCAGAGCATGATGGGCGCTGCCGTTTCTGCTTGTCTCATGGGGGTTTCCTTTATAATAATACGTTTTATATGGATACTCTACAGGTCGGTTTTAGCAGTTACGCCCGCATACTTCAACTTGCACAGCAGCGGCAGAAGCTCGTCGAGCAGGTCGCTGAGATTGATAGGGAAATGGATGTGCTTGCTTATCCTGGGGATGTGCGAGTGGCGGAGATTAAAGATCAGGCTTTGAAGCTTGCCAGTGTTCAGGATGTAGAAGAATATAAATGAGTGTCTATGCGTGTGGACGGTCAGGGGTGGCTTTGACCCTTGGCCGTTTCCTTTAGGTAGTCGAGCATGATCTGTACCGCGGCGGCGCAGTCTCTCTTTGTGGACTTCATCGAGTAGAGTCCAGCCTTCTGCATAATTTCAACGAGCCCGTAGGCGGAATTATTCCACAGCTCTGGGTGTTCTCTTAGCCAGTTCAGTCTTCTTTGGTAGGGTGGGCTTTTGTAATGCCCTGGGAGCTTCATAGGATGATTCTAACATTTTTAGAATCTTGGTTGCTATCTGCTCGTTAAAGACTCTGGCGATGAGAGTGCCGTCTGCTCTTCTGATAATGAAGTGCGTGTCGGTGTAGTCAGTGGTGAGGTAGAACTGTGGGGTCACTTCGCCTTCCCCATTTCGGCTAGTGCTTCTTTGGCCGCTTTCAGCTCTAGCTGGTGTGTTGGTCCAGAATACTTACATCCGTGAATAGAAGCTATTTGGAAAATTCCAACGGAAGCTTCGTTCGTGGCATCAACCGCATCACACAAATCTTTAAGCGCCTCCACAGCTATCTCAAGCTTCCTCAATAGCGGCTGGATTTTTTGGTTGGCGATTTCGGCTGCGTTCCCCCAGTCCCTGGGCGGACAATCCATTCGCTCAAAATCACTAGCCGTAAACATCTGCTCGTCGTTCATTTCTTCATCCAGTATTTTGTAGTTCAATTAAAATGTCTTTCAATAACTGACAAATTAAGTCTAGCTTTTGGTATAGCACTAATCCGCTCTGCTCTTGTTCTAGCCCTATCCTAATAGCAGAGTTGTCCGTGGTGCTGCTTATGCCTGAGCACAGTGGGCAAGCGTGATATGCGTGTGTCCAAACATGAATACCACAACTAAAACTCATCCATCCACCCTTCACTAAACATCTGCTCGTCGTTTTGGGTCATATGTTAACCGGGAGTTCTTTCATTAAAAAAATATGTGGTTCGACTTTTAAAACTTTAGCAATCTTGTAGAGCGCCTCAAGGCTTGGGAGATTCTTATTCGTTTCAATTAGCGCCACCATTGATTGCGAGTACCCAATCAGTTTCGAGAACTCTCTCTGAGTTAATCCAATTCTCTGCCTAAAAAACCTAACTCGGGAGCCAATTTTCATCCATTCCCCCTTCACGCATATATAGCCTTCCGGTAAATTTATTGAGAATCGGCCTAGCACCGAAAACCCTGGGATATCGTTTACCGATATCGACGCGTCCAACGCACCCACTTATGAGCCCCATGTGTTGTTCCAACCGCTGTAGGCCGCTCCACTACAGTTCGGACTCGATTGGCACATCGACGGTCTGGTTCCTCAGCTTAGCTCAATTCCATCTAGCCCACCCTCACGGGGAGCTAAAGAGATTATTTCGACCCCGACCCCAACCCCGACCGCGACCACGACCC